TTAAATAATAATCTTTTGGTGATTTTTGTGTTAAAATATTTGCGTAATAATCAAAAGATGATTACCTTTGCATTGTCAAAATAAATAAGTTATGAAGTACACAGAAAAAGAAAAAGAACTGATTGAGGCTATCAGAAATTACAGAAAAGCCTATCCGAACGGAGCACGAGAACTTGAAATCTACATTATGGATTTAGTCTACGAGCTTATGGAGAATGAATAAACCAAAGCCCTCCCTTTCGGGGGAGGGCATAAAAAAGATATAAATATGGAATATGAAATCGTAAATCAGCAGACAACAGTGCGTCAGGTGCTCAATGATGTGTATGAGGACATTAATTGGGCGTATCTCGCACAGAACTATTTCGGTAAATCACGCAGCTGGCTTTATCATAAGTTCAGCGGACGCAACAACGGCAAGCCTGACGACTTCAGCGACATCGACCGCGAGCGTCTCAAGGGTGCGCTCGTGGATATAGCAAACCGTCTGAGAATGACGGCTGACAAGTTGTAATAACTTATTTTTTTGACACCTGCCCCGGGGCTTCGGCTTCGGGGCTTTTAATGGTTTACATTTATTATATATATGGAATACTCAGACACGCAGATTGCTGCTGCTGACCTTGCCTTGAAGACTCTGCTTGAGCGTGAGAGTTACACAAACGACTACATCATCATCCGCATGATAAGAAAGCAATATGGTTTGAAAGCTACGTTTGTGGTGGATATGCTTATTGAGGATGGATTGATGGCCAGGTATGGGGAGGCTTTCTTTAAACTCACATCCAAAGGCGCAAGAGCTGCCAAACATGGCATGAAGGGTTACAAGCGGCGCGAGATGTTTTGGTTGTTTGTTGACGATGCCAATAAAATAGCACCCGTCATCAAGGCTGCTTATGCCGTGGCGGGTGCTATTGGTGGATGTCTCGCTACCTTACTGTTTAGCTAGCAGGTAACACACTACTGCAAGGCATGCAAGGATGATATAAATAAGTCCGAGCATGCTTTTCTCGTTTTTCTGCACGTTGTCTATATCTGTGCGCATTCTTCGTTGCTCCGCAAGCAACCGTTCTATATCTTTTTCCATAAAGCAAAGTTACTAATTTGTTGGCTATGTTGGTTGGGACATGTGGCTTGCGATATTTATTCTGAAGGAATTTGCAAGGAATTCATTCCTTTTCATTCCTTACAGTTCCTTGCCATAACTTTTTTTCAAAATTTTCGCCATTTTTCTTGCACGTCTCAATCTTATTGTCTACCTTTGCCATCGCTACGATATACATGTGGAGCATTCCACATGAACTAAGGGCGAGGATATATGTTCAAGCCCGACCAACATTTTTATAAGGTTGTGGGCTTATTTTTTTGCCCATAACTTGCCACATAGAACCGAGGTTCGCCCTTAGTTCATGTGGAGCATTCCACATTATGTGGATTTGCAAATTGAAAATATACGGCGGTTCGCCTTCCACGTGTTTTTTTGCCCTTAGCGGTGGATCACATGTATGTTGTAGCAGACGAGGAAGTGCGATCCGCCTTTTTTCGTACCCTTTCGTCAACCGCACCCGACGGATTCGGGCATAAGGCTACAACATACACATTATGCAAACAGCATCAGTTCAGCGCTCAGCTCATAAGCGCACGTTGAGCAGCAGCATCGCCGCCATGACGGCGTGGCTCAACGCAAAGAGCATCTCTTACACCGCTTTCTGTGGCTTCAGCATCACACGACGCGAGGTTCTCCACGTCAACGCGGCCTTCATCGCGCTCACCCTCGGCGCCATGGCCGCTGCCACGTCTCTACTCATCACCTTCGTCTGCATTGCAGCTGCTGCCCTCTCGGTCAGACAGCTCAACCGCGAGAACACACAGCCCGAAGCTGAGAAAGGAGGCGAGGCATGAGGATCTATCGTGTGAAACATGGCATGTGGCGACGTTACAAAAAGAATAAGAAGGTTGTTGAAAGACTTTACAACTGCAAAGTGGAAGTGCTCGTCACTCCTCGTGAGGAGTTTAAATCAATAAGCTATCGCAAAAGAGCAAAGAGCATGCGTGCGGCGTACATACGCTTTAACTTAGCTGCGATGAACACCCTTCTTGAAAGACGGAAAGGAGGTAAGCGATGACTGTAGAGCAGAGCTTTATGAACCAGATGGCAGTAGTGCTTGTGAGAGACTACGCGCCCAAGAACAATTTCCAGAAGGCGATGGTGCGCTATCTCTCACCGCTCCATGGCATGTGCATTCAGACAGAACGCATCCCCGACTTGTTTGCGGATATAAAGCTTTTGGTTAACGTGCTGGAGCATAAATATCCGCGACGCAAGACCCGTGCAACTGTCGATCGCTTTTTGACAAAAACAGACCTCTATGGCCATGAGTGTAAGGCTGTGATTGTTAAGGATGAGGGCTTTAACGACGTTGCTGATGTGGCTTCTGTGTTTGTCATGCCTTTCTTAGGCATGCTGCATGCTGCCGACGCAGGGGCCTGTCAACGCATGTTTGCCTTGCCGTTCTATTCGAACAAGGTGCCATGGGCAATGAAATACAATAATTTTACAGATCCCGTAATGTAGAAAGGAGATTAACAATGAACAAACAGACAGAAGTAAGCCAGGTGATCAGTGAGATACGCGAAATAATTAGAAATCTCACACCCGAACAGTATGAACGTTTGAAAAACAGCAATGTAGGACTACCCAACCATGGGCAACAGTAAAGTAGAAAGGAGATTAACAATGAACAAACAGAAGACACAGCAGCACACACAAAACGCTGCTCAACAGCAAGAGCCTTTGCAGTTTGCACGCCCAAACATCGTGAAGCAGCTCGACAACGACATAAAAATAGGCAATGTGACCAACCTCATCGAGCTGCTTAACAACAGTCGTGAGCACCTGCTTGCAAAGACTGAAGACAGCTCCATGATAGACAGCGAGCTGAACGAATATCAGGAGTGGTTCGCTGACCTCGACACCATTAGGGCGGTTGTTGACTTCTTGACAGACCTCAACAGGTTCTGCCCGGAAAACCTTAAACCGGAAAGGAGGTTGGCATCATGGCAAAAATAGGCTTCATTGACTATCAGGGTGACGACAAGACGAAAGAGCAGAAGGACAAGGACGTCAAGGAGGTTACCGATAAGGTGCTTTCGGCTGAAGACGCCGACAAGAAGCTTGTCAAGCAGTTCATTGCCGACAACTACGCTCCGTCTGGCGACCGTCAGAGGCTCTTGCTTTACACCACACGCGACATCGTCTTTGTGTTGCATAACCACGTCTCCACAACAGAGGAGGTGGTGGGTGCCGTCTTGACTGAGCTGGGCTTCTCTACAATGGTGTTCGAAGGTGAGCCCTGTTGGAAGCTCTATGAGCTTTATGACTATGGCTTTTGAAACGATTTTCATAATATAATTTAGTAAATTTCTCTACATTTTTTTGCGGTGTGTTCCATGTGATATGGAGCGCACCGTTTTTTGTGTCCCACACTTTTTTATATATATAAGCTAACTTTGCCGTAAATAAAGATAAAATGGAATTTTATGGGGTATTTAAATAAACTTTTAATCTTTTACGGCTACGACAGCGTGCAGGCTCTATTGGAGAGCATATTCCCGTCAACTAAATATGTTAGCGTAGGGCAGAGCCTCGCCCTGTCGTCCGTTTGGGGCGTTTTCTGTTCAGCGCTCGGCATCTGGCCCATTCTGGCTCTCGCCATGGTGCTCGCCATGGCCATTGAGCTTGTGTCGGGCATCGTTGCAAGCCATAAGCGTCAAGAGAAGTTCGAGAGCGCCAAGTTTTCAAGATTCGTGCTGAAGCTCTGCATCTGGTTCGTGCTCTTCGTGTCGTGCCAGCTCTTTGAGTTCTTTGCCGAGCAGTATGGACACAACGCTTTTGCATGGATCATCGGAGCGTGGTTCTTCGATGTTCTCACCGTCATCCTTATGATCGCTTTTGTCGTGGAATACACGACATCCATTCTTGAAAACATGGCGTGTATTGACGGGAAAGACAAGAGCTTTTACATTGACGCGGTCAAGAGAGTGGCACAAGTGGCGGTGGATCGCCTGATGAACAAACAAAAATGACGCCTATGGACCGATCAAACAAGACATCTAGGTTTGCCATAACTATTTTTTTCATGTTTGTGCTTGCTGCTTCCTTGTGGATGGGATTTCAATCCCACCACAAGCCAGCAGCTGAGCGTGGACGGAGACTTCCCGTTCCACCCGTAAAGGTGGACACTATATATCTTCCATCATGCGTTGAGACCATTCGCGTGGCCGTGCCTGCGGTTGTAGACACGGCTCGCGTATTGGCCTCCTATTTTGAAAAGCATGCTTATCGCGACACCGTCAAAGCTACTGTGAAGGCTGGCCCTGCTAAAGGGCAGAGGGCTGAGGTGGTCATTAAGGACACGGTGTGGCAGAACGCTATAACAGGCCGCGAAGTGAACTTCACATTCTATCCGAAAAGACTTGTGAGAGATAACTCCGTCGGCCTGTCTTCTACTTTTGGTTACAATAATCTCACTATCATGGCTGAATATCGCTACCGCTGCATGAAGATGTATGCAGGTTATAACCTTATTGACCATGCGCCGGTCGCGGGCGTAGGCTTTCAGCTCTTTTCGTGGTAGTGTTCAATCTATCTTCTCATCATGCCCAAATTTGATATTTTACCTTCTATGATGTTCGCAACTGCTGCCAACGAGTTCACCATTACAGAGGTGACCGAGGCAACAGCGGTCAACACGAGCGTCAAGGGGGCTGATGGCTCGGTGCTGTTTAACAACACCTCAACCTATTACCCGGACGAGAACGGGTGCATCAGGCTGTGCGATCTCGGTGAACTCGTCTGCCAGCTGGTGGAGCGCACTTTCAACGCTGACGACATTGTTAAGGTGGGGGCTCGACAGGTTGGCATGCAGCTGCTCATGGATGTGACCAAGGGACCGCTTCGATCCTCGCGGGTGCTCTACATGTGCAAGGAGATGGGGGAGCTGAAGCCTATGTTTGCCACCTGCTGGCGCACAAGGAGCGTGCTTCCTGGCATGCCTACACCTGTCTCCATTCTCTGTGCCGGCAACAAGGGGCTTAAGCTCACGTTCGCTGCTGCCTTCAAGACCGACACGGGACTGCTGTGGAAGGAGGCGCAATCGGAAGTCAACACCGATGCTGACTGCTTCTCTTTTGCTGCCGACACCAATACGGTTCTTAATCTCCTCGGTGGAAGCAGCGTCACGGTTGACAACCTGCTCTTCTACACCGTGACGCTCTCGTCTGACGGCAAGCAGGTCGACGGCATGCGCTTCTCTGTTGACAGAGACAACAACGCTGCCGAAGCTCAGCATTTCTTGTTCTATAATCTCTTTGGCGTGCCAGACTCGTTCACTTTCAAGGGACGGCAAACGGAAGAACAGAGTGTGGACTCTGATTTTGGATATGCAGGAAGAAGCTATGTGCAGATAGACAGAATGGTCACAGAGTCGCACAAGTCGAACACGGGATGGCTTTCTAAGGAGGCTAAACATGCGGCTTACGACTTTTTAGACTCGCCGCTCGCGGTCGTTTGTGACGGCGAGACCATGAGGCGCATAACGGTCACGGAGGTGGATTCGTCCATTTCCAGACCTTCAAGTGAGCCTGACAGCTTGACGGTGACGTGGAGGTTCGCAGACAAGCAGCACATGAGGCTTCCTTTGGTTAAACCTGACGAGGGCAGGGCAAGCACGTTTGCCAAACCGCCTTTCGACAAAACTTTTGATTAAATGGATTCGACAAAAAAAACAATGTATGCCACAACGATGTTGGCAGATCTCGATATTCGCACTGACCGATTTGGCAAAAGGCGCATCTTCTCAATTAAGTTTACCACAAAGGAGGGCAAACTCTATTTCCTGCCTACAGCCTATGTGACTGGATGCAAGGGGATGGACATGAAGCGTCTGCGATTTCGTGGGGTGCAGCCTTGCGACTGCAAGGGCAACCCTGAAGGGCATGTCATACCGGTGAAGATTACAAACATCATAGAGTATAACAAACATATCATCGACTGATGGATATTCTATTTAATAGCGAGGGCACGCCACTCTTGATGGAGAGCGACAGCGCTTTCTTCGACACCAAACTTGACCGCCAGGCCGCCGACTCAAGACGGCGGGTGCTCTTCCCTTATGATGACACTAAGCACGATTTTCTTGAGGTGCTTGGCTATAGGGTGCTGTCGTGGGGGCGTGACAATGTCTTCCCATGGCACGCAGCGGAGATCGTGCGCAACACGACGGTGCTCAACACAGGCCTGAGGTTCCTTCGCAACCTGACCATGGGGCAAGGTATCTTTGCTTGCCGTGTCACTGGATACAACGACAAGGGCGATGAGATTCTTGAACCTGTTAGCGACACCACGATTCAAAGATTCGTGCAGTCGCGTCTTGTCAGACGATATATGGAGAAGACGCTGCGCGACTTCTTGAAGGTGGGATGCAGCGCCGTGCAGTTCGTGCCGAACGTGTCGGGAGATAAGATCATTGGGCTTAACACCGTCAATTGTCAGAACTTCCGCTTTACGGAGCCGGGCAATTTGGGCGAACAGATGTGTGTGGTGAGCGGATCTTGGGACATCTCACCTAAGAATTGCACCATTTTGCCATTGCTCTCGGACTATTCGCCTGAAGACCATGCAGCGCTCCTTCGCTTCAGAGGCAACTTGAAGCAAGGATTTGTCTATCCTGTGCGCGACTCTTGGAGCAACGACGACATTTATGGAGAGCCTATATGGTGGCCAGCTTATGTGGCAGGATGGGTAGACATCGCTCACATGGTGCCGGCCTTTTTGAAAAAGGCGTACAAGAACCAGACGACATGGAAATGGCATGTGCAGATTCCTTACTCTTTCTGGGACAAGAAATTCCCGGTATCTGATTTTAAGGAACCAACAGATCGTCAGGCGAAGATTTCAGAGTATATGAATAGCATCGAGCGTAACCTGTTAGGACCAGAAAACGCTGAGAAGCCGATCTTTACCAACTATGCCGTGAACGAGATGAACGGCAGGATTGAAGAGGAGTGGAAAATCTTACCTCTCTCCAACAAATACTCGGCAGGACAGGAGAACCTCGTGACATCTGCTGCTGCTAACTCGGAGATCCTCTTCTCGCTCATGGTCAACCCTAACGTCCTGGGAGCAGGTATGCCGGGAGGCAGCTATGCCGGAAACCAAGGCGGATCTAACATTAGAGAGGCGTTCCTTGTCAACATTGCCAACTCGTGGATCGACCGCCAGAACCTGCTCGACCCTCTGCAGCTTTACCTTCAGCTCAATGGAGCGCCTGATGATGTGCAGCTGAGATTCCGCAACACCATTCTCACAACGCTCGACACAGGTGCCGGCACTTCGCACCAGTTGTCTTAGTTTGTCGTTTCACCTTTAAAACTACAATAATATGCTTTTCTCAAAAGAAAAATGGAATAACGCTCGTGAGATTGCTCCATTCGTGCCGACATCGGCTTCGCTGTCGTTTGCAAAGATGGAGGCTCCGCTTGCTGGCGCAGAAGATCAGTTTGTTAAACCGTTGTTGGGCGAAAAGATGACAGATCGTCTGACTCAATGCTATCTGAACCCGCCTGAAGGTGATGTTCTCGCGTCACAGCTGTTGCAGATCGCAAGACGGGCAGTCGTCAACCTCGCTTTCTGGCATGACTTCGACGCGCTTAATCTGCGCATCACGGACCAGGGCTTCCAGCGACAAGGCTCGGCAGACTGGCAAGGGGCTTACAAATATCAGGAGGACCGCATGCGAGAGGCGTTCCGCAACAGAGGGTTCAACGCCCTCGACTTCCTGCTTGAGTTTCTTGAGGATCATGTTGACCACTTTACTGAGTTCAGAGAGTCGCAGTGCTATTCTGACCGTAGCAAAGCCATCGTGCGCTCTCCACGCGAAGCCAACATGTATGTGTTCATCAACTCTTCGCACATCGTCTTTATGCGACTGCAAGGAGAGTTCCGCACGGTCGAGGAGTATGATCTTGCGGCCATTCTTGGCAATTCGCTCTATCAGCAGTTGCGACGATGGCTTAACGGCGAGGAAGAGTTTCCGGAAGATAAGGCTCTGTGTAAGCTTGAGCAGTTTCGCTTGGCGTGTGCCGACTTTGTGGTCAAGAAGGCTGCTGCTCGCCTGATACGCAAGACAGGATCTCTCACAGAACGTGGACTGTACTTCTCAGCCACTGCTGCAAACTCGTTGGGCAACGACACGCTCGCACCGGCCAGTGACCGCCAAATAGGTGACCGCACGGCTCTCGCTGATGTCGATGCTCACAGAGCAGCTGCTGCGCTTCAGTGTTTCATCAAAAATTATATGGGCGCCATTGTCGATGGCCAGACAAACATGGGGCCGTTGAGAGACAACGATAACCACAACGCTTTCTTCGCGATGTAACCCCGTATGGCTTATGAAACATGTTGAAATAAAATGTGGACGGCGCACGTTTGAGCGTGACATGCCTACGTCTTGGGATGAGATGACTTGTGAGCTCATGTCTGTTGCTGCAAAGCTGTGGATGGGGTGTGTGACGAAAGAGAAATTTCTTGCTCTCTTTCTCGATGTGCCTGATAAAGTGGTGGATGCAATGGGGCCTTATCTGCGTTTCTGCCTACTACAGCTGACCGAATGGATTGAAAAGCTTGAGCCGATGGACCGGTTCGTGATGGATCAGCTCGCAGACACGCAACTGCTCTTGCCATCGGCAAGGTTGGGTGCTTGTTCTCTTGAGCAGTTCATGATGGCTGACACGCATTTTCAACGCTTTGCCATTGATGCGTCGGCTGTTGACAGCCTTGATGTCTTTATAGCTGCTCTCTGCCATTCCTCCGAGACGCTTGACATGGAACAAAAGGTGGAGATCGTGTCAAAACTTGACCCTGTGCTGAAGACATCGGTGTTCATCAACTTCATCATGATCCGCAAGTGGTTGTCGCGTTCCTATCCTTTTCTCTTTCCTCCTCCTGCTGAGGAGGAAGAACCTAAAGAGGACGCAAAGAAGCATAAACCTCGACCCACTGACTGGCTCGCCATCTTCGATGCTTTCATGGGCGATGATGTGGCGTTCATTGACCGTTACAAGCGGATGGCAGCGCTCGATGCCTTCAGGCTCATGAACAGACGCATTAAGGCGTCGAAAGAAAGATCTTAATTTTTTATTTGATTATTATGAACATTTCTGTTGTAGCATCTTACCTTGAACAGCTGTGCCGAGAGCACAAGCTTGTCGCTCACTCTGACTCTGAACAGCATTTTGTGAACCTTAATGATGACAAGAGGGCTACGGCGCTCGTGAATGAACTGCATTATCCCGCGGTCTACTTCGAGGTCAATGAGTTCGCGCTGTCGGTGTCGTCGGAACAGGTGCGAAAGAGATACACTTGTCACATCGAGGTCTTCGCACATGTAGCCGACACTTCTGACTATGCCGAGGTTGAAAAGGCTCTTGCTACGACAGAATCTATTGTGATAGACCTGTTCGTGCGCATGGCGCGTGACAGGCGCTGCCGTTCGCCCAAATGGCTCACGCTACTTAGTGGACTTGACAACTTGAAGGTGTTGCCGTTGCAGAATGAGCACAACGCTCTGTATGGCCACATGGTGGAATTTGAAATTTCAATAGACTCTTGCACTATAGACAGTATAAACAATTTTACAATTACAGACAATGGCTAAAACTTTCGATTCGCTCTCTAATACCGCCGAGACAATACGCACTAATGTGCTGCCCGATTCCAACACAGCTGCTCTCGTCGGCCAGATGCTTAAAGACATCATTGACAAAATTCATGAGGTCAACACCAGCTCGTCAGGAGCTGTCACTGACATGGTTTGCAACCCGTCGGCGGATGCTACGTCGGTGGTGTTGGCGTTTACTCTTACGGCAGGAGAGAAGACCGTCACTCGTACAGTCTCGTTGCCGTTACTCTCTGCTTCTTCTGCCGGCATCATGACACCAGAGCAGCTTACTGGGTTCACGCAGTCGGTCAACACTGTGTCACAGAACCTGCTCAAGCTTTCTAACAAGGTGGATGACAACGCGCGTTCATTGAAGACGATGTCGTCTGCTATTGGCGGCGAGAAGTCGCAGCGCGAAAAGGAGGATAAGGCTTTGAAGGACTTGATCAACGGCGTCGCTTCTGGCCTTCATAACTTCTCTGAAACTAAAGGCAAGGCTAAAGGCTTGGCTCCTTTGGATGATTATGGACTCGTGCCTGAGAGCTTTCTGCCTTCAGGCGTGTTTGACGTGGTCATGGTGGATTTTTGGGATGCAGACAAACAAATCGTGGAGGGGGCTTATTGCTTCGCTTCGGCTGACAAGTCGCTGACACGTTGCCGTCTCGTCAACAACACTGAAGAAGGGGGCAAATATGTGTGGGAGCCTGTGGCTTTGTCTACTAAGGTGATTTATGTCGATGCTGTTGGGCATGCTGCATACACTTGGAACGGAACGTCTATGCAGCAGATCTCACAGCCTCTTAAGCTCGGACGCACTTCAGATACGGCTTTCCCAGGCGATAGCGGTGCGGCTTTAGAGAATAGCGTGTCTTTGCTGAAGATGCGCTCTGCGCTTGTGCCGTTTGTTAACGTCAATGTTATCAAACAGCAGAACTATACGCTCGAGCTTGCCATCTCAACGCTCTGTAGCCACACGGGGCTGTCGTCAGCTTATGGCGATGTGCGTGTCTATGGCATGCTTATTACTTACCGTAAAGATGCTTCGCATTGGGAGATCAAGCAGTATTGCGGCCCTTCTATCGATGATGATGATTTCAGAAACACTGACAACTGGAAGAATGTCGGCAGCGGTGGCTCGGCAACGGTGTTCAACCCTACGGTGGAATATCCAATTTCTGGTTATTACACGCTCTATGATTCTGACAATGCTGCTGCTTCTGCTGTCGATGCTGCGCTTAAGGCTGGTCGTGCTTCGCTTGGCTTGCTGCTCACTATTCAGGTTTCTAAGAAGATTTGGAAAACGTATCAGTATATCGGATCTACGCTCGACAAGTGGCAAGATGTCTCTTATTGGCAAGACTTCGGCTCTCTGGCAGCGGGATCTGAGAACTATATAAACATAAACAACTTGATAGATGGCAATGCACCGGTGGTCTACTATACGCTGTCATCTGCCGTTGCTGGTCTTCTCAAGTTTCAAGAGAACAACTCTGTTAGCTATATTAAGCGAGGACTTATCATCTCGTTTCTCTCTGGTCCTAACAAAATTCAGTCTTATCAGTTCCATGGCGATAATATTAATGATGCTTCACAGACTGCTGATGGAGCTACGCTGTGGCAAGAGTTTGGCAAGAGCGACAAAATTAATGTCGTTGACACGCCTACTGAAGGAGGTAAAGATTCGTACTCCACAGGTGGCGCTTATGATAACACCCCGACTGACATCTCTGTCGAGGAGGATGAGGGCGGCGTGTATAAGTTCGCGCTCACGAATGCAAAGGGCGACCAGATAGGTGAGCAGAAGCAAATCGTGATTAAAGGTGGTGGCGGAGCAGTGCAAGCTACTACCGTTAGCATCGCGCTGAAGAAGTCGACCGTTTATGGTGCCGTTGGCTCTAAAATGGTCATTGAAGCTGCTGTGATGTCGGTGACGACAACGCCGTCAGGTGACTCGCTGAACTCGATCGCACGCATTGATCTCGTGGATAGAGCGACAGGATCTGTGCTGCAAACTCTTAATGTCAACACTGAATCGTCTGCTAACTTGACGGACGATTTCAAATTCGTCATCGACATTTCTGAGTATTTCGCTTCTACTGCTGGCTCTCGAGCTTTCCGCATCGTGGCTTATGACGATGGCGAACATTCGGGCAATAAGAATGTTTCTGCCATCGGTGTAGATGCCACAGTGGTGTCACGACAGACCCTTAACTACACTGCGTCAACGGTGGTGACTGTAGGAGGAAAAGCCGTCTCTATACCTTTGTATGCCTTCCCTAACAATGCTTCGTCTAAGGGTATAAGAACGACGGTTGAGATGTTCTACAACGACAGCTGGCACACTGTCGAAGACTCTGTGGTTACTGATGTCTTCACGCATGCCGTGGCTTTTGACCCTCAAAAGCTTCAGCTGCAACATGGTGCTTACCACATCCGTATCCATGGCACTGATGTGGCCTCGGGTGTTAGTGGCAATTGGCTCTATTCGGCAGTCATGTTTGTTGATCCTGACAGCACTGAGCCTATTGTGGCCATGAGATGGTATGACGACGGCTCAGCTAAGAGACAGCTCTACCAAACGGTGAGCTTGGATGTGGCTGCTTATACTCCAGGGAAGCAACGCACTGAGGTTAGTGTGATGATGCAGGTGGGCGATGCCCATGCGTCTGCTATAGCACAGCAGAGCATGTCAAAAGATCGCTCTTACACCGTCTCTAAACGTTTGTCGGGCTTAGCTTCAGGCAGCAACATTAAGTTCTGGGCGGAAGCGGCGGCTGCAAAGACGGCGGTGTGTGAACTGACCGTTGATGGGTCTATGATTCCTGTTGAGACAACTGCAGGAGCTGTCTTCGACATTGATTTCTCTTCTCGTTCTAATAGCGATGCTGACAAGACTATCACAGACAATGGCGTGTCTATCGAGGTCTATGGCTCTAACTACAGCACAAACGGATTTGTGAGGGACAACTATGGGTCTGACGACTACGGCAAGACTGATGATTCGGGTAACCCGACAGGACGCATGGCTCTACGCATTGCGGAGGATGTTACGGCCAAGTGTGATTTCAAGCCGTGGTCAAATGCTTCAACAGAGACGACGGGCATGGCTATCTCATTCACTATCAAGCCGTCTAATGTGGCAGACTCGAAAGCGCGTCTTATAGATGCGCTTGGCGACGGTCTCATAGGCTTCTATGTCACTGGAGAGAAGGTGGTGTTTACATGTGATGGCGAAAAGTCTACTATGTACACAGCTTATATGCCTATCTCGACAGATAAGGCGACACGCGTGGACATTGTTGTTGAACCGTCTGCTATTGCTCCTTATAACGGCATTGGTGTCGTTAAGCTGTTTGGAGACGGTGAGGAGCGTGGAGCATGTGCTTATAACAAGAACGCGCTGCCACAGAACGACAATGTCATTAGATTCGATGGCACGCTTGCTGACCTCTATCTCTATCAGATGACTGCATGGAATACCTATTATCAGTTCAGACAGGCTTTCAACAACTATCTTGCGGCCATGCCTGACACTGATGCGATGATCAAGGAGTATGAAGCGAATGATGTGATGCAGAGCCAGACGGCTGAGAACACGACGAAAGACCGTCCTACAATCGAGGCCTGCAAGAAAGCTGGACTCATAGTGATGGTGATGGTTAAGAGTAAGGACACGCCTGACACTGAGGATCAATACCCTGGCTATCTTGACACGCTCGATGGCGACAAGAAAACCAAACGTCTTTATGACGTCTATCTGTACTTCCCGGACCGCCCATGGCAAGACTGTGTTATCAGAAACATGGTCATTACCAACCAAGGCACAACGTCTTCGTTGAGACCTGACAAGAACAACAAGGGCAAAACAAAAGGAGCTGTTATTATTTTGCTTCACAGTCGTGATGAGTTTAGTGGAGCTGACCTCGCTAAATTTGACGAGGCGCTTGCTAACGCCAAGAAAGGAAAAATTAAAATCCTCGAGAATAGCGTGGCGACGAGCATCATCACATGGAAGGTGGACTACTCCGATTGCACAGGTGCAAACAACGGCGCTGCTTGCGAGTTGAACAACCGTCTTATTAGAGCTCTTGGTGCTGAGTATATGCAGCCTTCACAGAACGCTTATACTGGTTCCGCAGAGATCAATCCGTCGGTGGCGAGTGTGCCGTGCGCTTTCTTCCGCACAGACAAGTATTCGCCTGATGCTACGAATCCTACTTATGCCTACTTCCATGTTAAGGCCAACATGAATGAGGACAAAGGAGACGCTAAGGTCTTTGGATTCGAGGGGGTGGACGGTTATAACAAGAACTGCTTGAATTATGGCGATTTCAAAGAGCTTGTTGCTGCCCGCAACCAAGACTTTGAGGAGTTTAAGGCGCAGACGCTTGCTGATACCTCTAAGCTTGATCCTGGTGTCATTTATATGATGTCTGAGTTCTGTGGACCGAAGACGGCTTTCATCGAGAATGACGGAACAGGCCATTTCGTTGAGACGGGAGAGGTCGCAGATGCTGTGCAGCTTGAGAAGACGCTGGCTGAATTGATTGCTGCTGATGTGGCTGGATATGACTGGAGCGAGGTGTATAAGACTTCAGACGGCAAGTTCGCTAAGTATGAAGGAGGCAAGTGGAAAGAGACTACTGGTTCCATGACTTATGACAAGGCTACAAAGCGTTGGCAGGTCGTTGGCCGTGTGCTTAATCCTACGCAGTGCTATGAGCATTTGAAATATAATGGCCTGAACTGGTATCAGGGCGTGAACTCGGTTGATGACATGTTGCGGCTTGATCCTGCTACAGGCAAGCCGATTTGGTTGTCGCACTACGAAAGCCGTTACCCTGACGATGACGACCTTAATGCTCTCTATGAGAGCGGCAAGAAGGTGCCGTATCACTTCTTCAAAAATCTGTTGTGGATGCAGCAGTGTAATCACCACCTTACAGAAGCTGATGGCGACATTACGCTCGATGGTAAAACGGTGCCAGGAACTCGGGCTAACCGCGCAAAGAAGTTTGCTCATGAGATGCACTTGTATTGGAGAGTGAAGCCTGCTCTTTATTATTTTGTGTTTACAGATTATCTTAATAGCGTCGACCAACGTTCTAAAAACATGATGCAGACTCTCATGCTCTGCATCGATGGAATTATCAGGTCCGATTTCAATAATGTCTATGATGGCGACTGTAATCTGGGCTCAGACAATGACTGCGGTCTGACTATAGATGATTTGCTCAATCCGTTGCTTGTCGGCGAAGGTGAGGAGGGCAGACTGTTCCAAGGCTGGGACAGCGTGTTCTTTCAACGCCTTAACGAGAACCCTGTTATCTGGCTTGATGATTACAAGGAGGGCGATGAGAACAGTGGCTTCACTGACAAGTCGCGTTTCGTGACGTTGCATGATGTAGCTGCCGAGATGCGTAACGCAACGGACAAGCAGGGGCTTAAGGTCTTCTCTTATGATGGCCTATATCAGATCTGGATGACTAAGCGCATTCATAAGTGGGCTAAGCTTATATCTTCCTTTGATGGAGAACGTAAGTATATTCAGCACTCTAAAGCGAGTGCTAACTATTTCTACGCACTCCATGGACTGCGGTTGGATGATCTGCCGGAGTATATTAAGACTCGCTTCGCTTATCGCGACGGCTTCTACCAGGTGGGAGATCTTTATACCAACCCGATGAAGATGCGTGCTTCTGGTCGCGCCATCACTGTGAAGATTACAGCTGCTAAGGATGGGTTCTTTGGCATTGGCGAAGATAGAGCTGACACGGCTGCTGACTCGACTTATCTGAAGAAAGGCGAGAGCTACACGTTCTTTGCTGACAGTCCTCGTAGCTACTCGGAGTCGGGCACCATGCTCTATTTGTTTGGTGCTGCTTCACTCGCAAATCTCGATATTAGTGCTGCCACACCAAAGACGCAGGGATGGGATATCCAGTATTGTAAGCTGCTTCAGCATCTTGTTGTCGGCGGCGAGAATTATGTTCCGTACACCGTAGAGGGAACTCTCGACTCAATTAACTTGGGCAATAAGCCTTTCTTGAAGTCGATGGATGTACGAAATACTCTTGTCGCATCCATTGACGCGAGTATGTGTCCGCGACTCGTCAGCTTGAAAGCGGACGGTAGTCGTGTGCAAAGTGTTGACATCGCAGAGACGTCGCCTATTAACGACCTCTCTCTGCCTTCTGCGCTCACGACGGTTAAGCTCATCAACTTGCCTAATCTGAGCTATGGCCTGTCGGGTGGTAACCTTCAGATTGAATCACTTGCTAATGTTCAGACGCTACGCATAGAACATTGCTTGAACATTGAGCCGCTGACCATGCTACAGCGCATCGTTGACACTCAGTCGGGCAGTCGACAGCTGGTAGCTGTTCGTGTCGTGCAAAACATGTCGGGCGATGGGGCTCTTCTCACTTTGCTGCTTCAGCTTGGCGTGAAGGGCATATCTGAAGATGGTAAGGTTCAGGAGCAGATGGTTATTGAGGGCTCATTTGAACTGACTAAGGTGCGTGAGCAGTCGTATGTTGATAATCTCGCTGACCACATACAAGGCATTAATATCGTCATGTCGCTGATGGCTTACATCAATGCTGTGATTGATTTCCTCGGTGAGCAGTATGGCGGCGAGGAAGAGGTGGAGCAGGTCACGCTTGATAACGTGAATGACTATCTTAAGCAGTATAACGGCGAGACTTACGACGAGTATTTCAATCGTCTCGCAGAAGCTGATGAAGATATTTTGACAATAATTAACAGATAACATTTATGGCAAGTAATGAACAAAACATCACTGGATTGCTCGCTGCTAAACGGGCACAGGTGGCAGCTCTGCAGGAGTTGGGTTTCAAGGATATTTCCTTCAGCTCTAGAGCTTCTGTCTTTGCTGAGCGCATTCGCTGGGGCGCAGGGCTGCTTGATATAAGGGTGGCTGCTGACAGAAAACGAGACGGTAAAAAATTCTACTTTACCGTCGAGGAGTGGAAAACAATTGATAATGCCTCTCGCTCGGAGGAGTTCGCTTTACGCGGACTCCGTATCCGGGCCAATGGGCTGTCTTTCGTCATGGCTATGCAGTATTATCGTGACAAGCCATGGGGCTCACGAACGGCTGTGCCTGATATCACGCAGTTTGCGGCTCTCTCAACGCTCTTTAACCATCAAGATGTGGCTCATTTTAATGAGGCCATTTTGGCTTACTATGCCGACAAAAACGCTGATGGGGTTGTGGGAGCGCCAGCAGCTGAAGCTGCTAACGGCTATCATGCTTATCTTGAGAGCGATGGGGTCATGGTGAATGGCGTTGCTATAGATGATCAGACTAAATGGATGCTGCCTGATGCAGCACAGGCTGTCATCTTATATCGTTATAGACAAAACATTGACAATGTCATATCTCAGATTTGGGGACAGGCTTTTACTATCGAAAAGTCTGTTGACAATATATGGACGTGTTGTCAGTACAACTATAGCGATTCATATATGTTGTGGGTGCTCAGTGGTAGAATTTATCCGTCCAGCAAATCAAGTAACGGGGCAGTAATACCTATATCGGAGGAGTAATTATGGATAATGCAAATAATAGCTCTATAATCTTGGAGCTTAATAAAAAGGAACAGATCAAAGCATTGCGTGATGTCGGCTTTTCTGATATCGCGGACGATGCTACAATGAAAGAGATTACAGATCACATGAGATGGCTCGGTGGTCTGCGTGACCTCAAAGTGGCTACTTACCTGAAGGCTTCTCTTAAAGAGGATGTACCAAAGAAGCAGTACTTTACAAAGGAGGAATGGACAAACATGTCTATTAACGAGAAGTCTAAGTATGTCGCATTTGGAGTAGGCATCAGAGTGGAAAAGATGGCTTTCGTGATAGCACTACAGGATGTCGACAATAGAACTCGTTTCAAATGGAGCTCGTCCGGAATAAATATTCCTGGACTGAAGGATTTTGGCACCGTTAACAGTGGGGTCTACGATGACATCGATGGGGAGGCAAACACCGATTTGATTCTGGCCTTCGCAAAGGAGCAGCAGAACCTGTCTTGTCCGGCGGCTGAAGCTGCGCGAGCTTACAAAGCTTTTACAAAGGCGGCAGACAGTACGGTTATCGATGATCCGACTAAATGGTCATTACCTGCGTTTGGTCAGCTCAGGATGTACTATATTTACAGAGAAAAAATTAATAAATTCTTAACAGATGTTTTCGGTTCTTCATATAAATTAACAAATGACTGGTATTGGAGTAGTACTGAGTGGGATGCTGGAAATGCGTGGTGCGTC